CCGGTTAAATCGCAAGGTTGACGCCGATATGGTTCAAGAAATAGCAAGCGAAAACAACATTGGCGCATACCTTTCTCAGTTGTTTCGCTGGAAGCCCGACATTAACCTGACTGCATGGAAAGAATGCGTTAATAGTCACTGGTGCAGCAACGCGCAATTGCTCTAAAACCTGTTGTGCAATGGCTCGGTGTTCCTTCTGGGTTGACGGGTCAAGACGTGACTGTAGGTAATGAATCCAACTACGAAGCGTGCCACTCATATACATTCGGCTCGTCGTCAATCCTTCAGGCAATAGGGCACGGGCTTGTTCTTTTGCTACGCCATTTTTAATAGCCCAGTCGTAGGCGTCTTGAGCCTCTAGCATGATCTTGTTTTGCAGGTGAGCCCATGAATTTGACAGCCACTGATCATCGTCTCCAGTCTCAATCGAGTTCTGCCGGTTAACCGTGTCTTGCAAGCGGCATTCTCGCAATGGTGCGTCTGGTAGTTCGTTCGTGTTGGCGTAGCGTTGGCTAAATTCCTGAAATGAAAAGCTACGATGCCGCAAAATCTGACGGCCAATGTCTCGGGTAGTAGTAATTTCAATGCACGCGCTCGCCATCTCAAACGGGCTTACGTGATTGTGAGTCATCATGTATTTAAGCAATCCTTCAATTGATTCGTTTTCTTGATTTGACGGGTTAGATACCCGCGCAATGTAGGCGATAAGCTTGTCAGCTTCGGGAGTTGCCCAGATTAATTTTGTGTTCATTTTTTCATTCCTGCGTGTGACATGATAGACCGTGGTGACATGCTATTGATAGGCATTGCACGATAGCATTCTCCATGCCATTGTTTTGACCCGCAAAGACATTGTTCCGAGTTCCTAGATCCTTTTGGCCATGTATCAGGCTTTCCAGGAATTGACTTTTTATTTACTTCAATTGTGTTCATTTCAAACTCCTGATTTTTTCGGCGCACCATGCAGCTCCATTCCTGTATCCATCTGTGTTTTCTTCGCAGTTGGCAATTTGCCAGCATGAGTGTTTTGCTTCTTCAAGCGCCTGTTTACGGGATGCTTGCCAAACATCACGCATAACGGCTTTGTGAAATGGGTCAAGTGCATGACCTCGCTCTAAGTACCAAGATTCAAACTCTTTTCTATCCGTCATTTTCATTCCCCAATAAACTCAAATTCAATCCCGCATTCATCAAACAGGCGCTTAGATCGTTCTGCGCTATCTATCCACCTAGCCATAAATTCAGCGTCAGGAATGGCTGCTACAACCTTCACAATCCCAGCCTGAACGATAGCTCTTGCGCAGTCAATGCACGGCGGGTGAGTTACTACCAAAGTCGTGCCATTGGTTGAAAATCCAGCTTTTGCCGCTGCATAGATAGCGTTACGTTCTGCGTGTTCAAACCAGAAGTATTTTTCAGGCCTCTCTTTTCGCTCGTCTTCGTCAGCGTTGCACTTTCGTGGTGCGCCGTTATACCCCCACGGGCCACCGCTTCCGTCTTTGCCAATAATCACGGCTCCGACTTTTGTGGTGTCTTTGCTTAGTTGTGCGATGGCTTTGGCGATTTGTAGGTATTTGCTCATTGTTTCACATCTAAGATTCCGTGATGTATCTCAATTCGTCTGGTTATGCATTCCGCGTTATTTAGCCCAATAGCATCTATGGAAAACTCGCCAAAAGCAGCGGAAATTTCATGCTTTGTCATCGTCACCCGTTGCGCAGCTTGTGGTGGATGGGGTGCAGTGGTAGTCATAATTTCCATGCCTCGACGATTTCTATCTATGGTGCGCTGCTGTCTCGCAGTGAGGGTTTTTACCTGCGGCACTGCCACTTGCTGCGCCTGAGACTCGTTGTATTGATCTTCGGTGATGGCCTCTGCTGCCGCCAAAAGATCAGCCCACTGCCAATCATCTTGATCTGTAATATCGTTCATGGCCGGGTTCATCTTGATTGGGACAAGCGCATACCCAGTAGGGATGGCTTGCGCATCAGCAGCCAGCATGTCGGCGGCTTTTCTCATAAGCTCAACTCGGGCATCGTTTCCGTCATGTGGGACAACAGAGCGCAATTCCGCAATAATCTCTGCACGCTCAGCCGACAGGGGTTGCTTGGCTGGTGCAGGGTGGGTGAACAACGGAATGTCACGGCAACCATCCTCGTACTGAGATGCGTACCCAGTGTCTTTATACAAGGCGAACCATGGGGTATCCGACCCAGAATCTCGCACTATTTCCCCATCCCTATCAACGAGAACATAAGCGAAAGGCTCACCGGATTCGAGCAGCATCAAAGCCAACTTCGCAGCAGATTCAAGTTCTTGAACTCTGGCGACCAGCGCAACTCGGCATTCATTCCCATACTCGATCATCTGATCTGCTGTGTAGCAATCCCCGTCACCTGCGTGGCACAGTACAGGTGGCAGAGGTACTTTTGTTTTATTGTTCATTTCAACTCTTCATTAAAGCGTCGATAGCTGCGTCAATTGACGGGCCCTTTAGCAACCCATGATGGCTTAGTACCCATGTATGGTTACCACTCATATCTAGACTCATGACCCGAAATAGCGGTTTGACCGCTTGCCAGCGTTCAGCGTCAGCCTTAAAGGCATCCCTATCAGTAGTCAACACCCGCAATTTATCGCGCAAGTCTTTGAATGCTTCGTCTGTTGTCATCGTTTTCATTAAATAACTCCCATAAAGTAAGCAATAGAAGTCGTGATAATCGCAGCTCCAGCGACTGCCATCACAAGATCAATCAAGATTCCAGCGATTAAGCTAGTCTCTTTCTTACACTTTCCACGCGCAGGACAGTTGTATCCTTGTGTGCATTTTCCATAGTCATCACAGCAGTTCATTTGATTCCTTAGTTGTTGATTGTTGAGTCTTTATTGTAGCGCAGGTTTAGTGCTCGACGTGGTTTTTAAAGTCCTTGTTTTGCGCGAAGTGCATCATAAAGATCGCCAGCTAGTTTTGCGTAAGCGCCTTCACCGATAACAAAATCAAAGGCTTCATTCAATTCCATTCCGTTAGACATAGCTGTCAGAATCTTTGCGATGATGATTGGGTCTTTGTTCATTTTGTTCGTCCTATTGGTTGTTGATGTGATCTATTGTGCCACACAACAACGCCAAAAAGAAACAATTTTAAATTTATTTTCACCATGCTTTCACGCCTAAAATTGACGTTTTCAACAAACTTACAAGGCAACCATGACACATCACATCACAAGCAAAGCACTCGCCATCGCCATTGGCTGGTCCCCATTTCACATTCATGACTACATTGACAAGTCAGGTGAGCACAATATTAACTGCTTGGTGGATGGTGAATGGAAGCCATTTGACTACCGTGACAAAGCCGTGATCTGGCCTATTGCCAAGCGTTTTAACTGCTTCCCGTGGCGTGACAGCATGGGCTACTGGTGGGCAAACATTGAAGGCAATGAAGAGGTTCATTCACATTCTGCTGAACTGGCGGTGGCGTTGGCGGTTATTGGTGCAATGAAATTATGATCTGCCAATACTGCTGTAACGAGGCTCGGATTGTGGATGGCGAAGTAATTTACCCGCATCGCCATGACCTGTCGCATCTTAACTTTTACCAATGTGAGCCATGCGATGCTTACGTTGGATGCCATAAATCAGGCGGCGCACTTGGTACTTTGGCTAACGCTGAACTGCGTATCTGGCGTAAACGGGCTCACGCTGCGCTTGATCCACTTTGGCAAGATCGAGGTTTATGGACTAGAAACAAAACATATTCATGGCTTGCGGAAGTGATGGGAATCAAGAAAAGCGGCGCTCACATAGCAAAGTTTGACATTGAGCAATGTCAAAAAGTAATTGAAATCGTCAAACAATATCATGAGAATCTTAAATGAGCAGTCTAAAAAGCATCTTTCCAAATGGCTTCCCCGTAAATATTGATACGCCAGTCTTACCGCCTGAACATCAGCTACGTGTTCACATGAGTGAAAACTGCATTCAAGCGCCTGACGACATTGTTTGTGATGGTAAGTTACACCGATTCGCTACAGGGTCTAAAAAGGGTGATTTAAGCGGCTGGTATGTCTTGCATGATGGCAAGGTTCCGGCTGGGGTGTATGGCGATTGGAAAACAGGGGAGGAATATCAGTTTCGTGCAAACATAGGGCGTGAGTTGACGTTTCAGGAAAACATCGCACACGTCAAGCAGATCAACGAACTAAAAGTCAAGCGCGAAAAAGAGCTGTCAGACTCGCGGGAGTATGCGGCTTACACCGCCACGAAGATATGGGATGCTGCACAGTTAGCAAGTGATGACCATCCATACATCAAGCGAAAGGGGATAAGTAACCCAGGTTGGCGCATTGCACCGGACGGGCGTTTGATTGCTCCAATGATTATCAGCAATGAGATAAGCGGCCTTCAATATATCAGGCGATGCCTTACGGCTTTGCACCGTGTTAATGTAGGCGTTGTTAACGGCGTCACGCTTGGTCTTTGATAGGCTGTCAGCGGGCTTCAAAGGGTCATCGATGATGATGGCACCTTGAAATCCTTTAGCCATATGCCCAGCACGAAATCCAGTAACCTGACCTAGTGTTGACGTGGCATAACACCCGCCAATTGATATCCCATCACTATCGACCACGTTCCAACGACCGCGAGCATTAGAGTCCGACTTAATTGGTAATGGAAATAGCTCTTGAAACTCAGCCGATGTGATGAGTTCTTTGGCCTTCGCAGAATTCAACTCAGCCAGTTCAGAGCTGTAGCTTAGATGTAAGAATCGAGCCCGTGGATTAAATGCCAAGCCACGCGCCATAAAGTTGATAACGGCCAACTCAGTCTTAGAGCTACCAGGTGGCACGTTGATAATAAGGCGTTTAGTCTTACCATCCATGACCAACTGCAAAGCGTCTGCAATAGCCTTGTGGTGCCAATTTATACGAAATTTGACACCTTCGCGGATTCTGAAAAAGTAGCGAGCAAAGAATAAGTGATCAACCTGCATGGCCGCTTTAACGGCCATCTTTTCCTCAGATGTCAGCACTTATTTTCTCTAGGATGCTTTTAACCATCTTCGCGTCTAGTTCAATAGCGGGCTTCGGACTCATGGAATTGTCGCTTGAGGTATGGTCAATCTTTTGAGGCTCATTAAACCCATGCATCGAATTAAGCTCCTTTACAGCCGCGATAATGTCTGTCTTCTTATCTGGGTCATCCAACACAGATAAAAGCGCCCTAACGCTGTCCTCGCGGCTCCAAAGGCCCTTCTTGCTTAGTTCACCCTTGAGCATTTCAACCCTTGATGAAATATGAGCGTTACCCATAAGAGTCGAAGCCAATTGATTTACGCTCTCAGGCTTAGTATTAACCCCAACCGTGTAAGCCTTCCGATAAGCATCAGACTGAGTTAGGCCACTAGCCACCGCCTGCGCGAATGCTTCTTGTTTTGGTGTTAGTGGCTTAGTCATGGCTTTATTTTACTACGCGGTAGGCGATGATGTCGAAAGCAACGCCATCATGCGACCAATCCAATCTACAGACTGGACTGGCGTTATATAGCTCTCCGCTGCGAAGTTTGTAATCAACGATTGCTTTTTCTTTGGTTGGGCACTCACCACCATTCCAAACAATCCACTCACCATCCTGCTTCACCGCCCCACCATCCACCAAAGGCTTAGAAACATCGCCCAATCGTGTTTCGCCATAAAGTGATGCATAACTAACTAGATCAAGGCAAGAGTCTTCATGCGGCCCGTTTGCCTCACCCCTTACGATCTTAAGCATGGTTTGAATCAACCAACCGTCTGATTCTGTCAAAACCTCTGAGCCTTTAACCGTGTTGAACATTGCAACAACCTTACCCATTGAGCGTTCGCCATCTGGTGTGTCGTATTGCTTGCCTCGTTGATCTTGAATCGTAGCTGCTTTATTAAGCAATTGTTGTGCCGTAATCTTCATGTCTTGACCTTTAATGTGTTGATAAAAAAGTTGTGCCGGGCGTCCGTTGATATAGGCCAGGCCCGGCGCTGGCCCTCAACGCGGTAGGATAACCGCTTCAACGGTTGATGTTATTTTACACTGTAAAGCTATCTAGATTTGGAGTCAATCCAGTAATTTCTAAAAACTGATCAAATAAACATAAATGATGAGTTGAAATTATTTCATAGTCAGAGCCATAAATGCGCTTTGTTTCAGAATTCCATGACAGAGAAAAATTAGCCTTTCCTTCAACTGGCCTTGTTGAAATTAATCGATAGTTTGACCATTCAAAGTTTTTATCTGTAAATGGTTCAGCTATGTACAAATGCCACTTAATCGGAGTATTGCCATCATAAAGTTCACCAATCTTCACCCATGTCCTGCTTGGTGGTAAGCGGCCTAAGTATTTTTTTACCTTCTTGGCCTTTGCCTTTGATTTGCTAGTTCTCATAAATAACCTTCTAGTGAGAGCCGACCCCGGTGAATGTTGCCGGAGGATCAGTAGTCCATTGCTGGACGAGTGACGGCTCGGGATAGACCCTCACTAGAAGGTTATTTCCCGACCCTGCTTTTAGGCCATTCACGGCCTTTGGAATCAAACATCATTGTAGCTCAATATCAAAACCAAGTCAGAAAAAAAATCTGATGTTAGCTTGTTAGTTAGTTACTGTCGTTTTCCAAACGACATAGTAACACACCTAACAAATCTAACCTATTAATCCCCCTGTTAGTTAGTAGGTTACTAACAGTTAGCTAACACCAACTAACACCCCATTAATAAGGTCGTAGCCCAATGAAAGCCCCTGCAAATACGCCACTCATAGACTCAGGCGTTGGGCTGTAACCACCGTCCTTCTCCATGATGTACATAGCTGCTAAAAGCTCCTTTTTAGCACTGGATAAAGCTGTGCGGCGCGCCCCATCTGTAGCGTGCTCACGCGAAGCGCTGTACCCATTCCAAGCGTCAGCCGATATAAAAGGGAGTCCATTCTCAGGACGACCGACCGACATAACAGCCGCCTCAAAGTATTTACGGGCACTTGTTAACGATGCTTTTTCTTTTAAATACTCTTCTTCGGATGCTGGAGCGTCACAAATAGCCACAATGGCACTTGTAACCTGCTCGCCATCTTCATCAATCCAACCCGGAATAGCCACGCTTGAAAGCTGTGCAAAGATGCTTTTTGGCATTTCAGCATCCTTTGTTTTTCGTGCGGCAATCTCTAATGGCTTCTTTTCTTTGGCCGGAACGATGCTAATTTCATTCTCTAAAGCCCCTTTCCATGC